TTGACAAGGTCGGCATACGGGATGGTCTGGTCTCCGCGTTCCACAAAAATATCCTCCGGGGCGATGCCGTTCTCGACAGCCCTGCGGAGGATCACGGAAGCGTATTTCTCGTCCAGTTCCATCATGAAGCAGGTGCGGTTCATCTGCTCACACGCCATCATCGTGGAGCCGGAGCCGCCGAAGGTGTCCAGCACGACGGCGTTCTCCTGCGTGGAGTTGCCGATAGGGTACGCCAGCAGGTCAAGCGGTTTGCTCGTGGGATGGTTGGCGTTCCGTTTCGGCTTTGCGAAGTTCCAGACGGTGGTCTGCTTTCGGTCGGAGTACCAGGGATGCTTCCCGTTCTGAAGGAAGCCGTACAGCACAGGCTCGTGCTGCCACTGATAGTCGGAGCGTCCGAGTACGAGAGAGTCCTTCACCCAGATACAGCATCCGGCGAGATGGAACCCGGCGTCGATGAACGCCCTGCGGAAGTTCAGACCTTCGGTGTCGGCGTGGAACACGTAGGCGGAGCCGCCTTTCTCCATATGGGCGGCGGCTCTCTGGAAGGCGGAGAGGAGAAACTGATAGAACTCCTCGTCCTTCATGGAATCGTTCTGGATGGTCAGGCCGCTTGCACTCTTGAAAGAAACGCCGTAGGGAGGATCCGTCAGAAGGAGGTTCGCACGTTTGCCGTCCATGAGCAGGGCCACGTCCTCCCCGGAGGTGGCGTTCCCGCACACGAGGCGGTGCCGGCCGACCGTCCACACATCGCCGCGCTCCGCGAAGGAAGCCTTCTCCAGAGCGGCGGTGAGGTCGAAACCGTCATCCTTTACATCTTTCTCACCGTCGTCGAAGAGGTCGGCAAGCTCGTCGGCGTCGAAGCCTGTGAGGAGCGGGTCGAAGTCCGCCGCCTGCAGAGCCTCGATCTCCACGCGCAGAAGTTCCTCGTCCCATCCGGCTTCCATCGCCATGCGGTTGTCGGCGATGATGTACGCTTTCTTCTGGGCTTCGGTGAGATGGTCGGCAAACACACAGGGAACCTCGTTGATGCCTTCCTCCTTCGCCGCGAGGATGCGGCCGTGTCCGGCGATGACGCCGTAGTCACGGTCGATGATGACGGGGTTTATAAAACCGAACTCCCGCAGGGAAGACCGCAGTTTCACGATCTGCTCCGGGGAGTGGGTGCGGGCGTTATTCACATACGGCACCAGCTTCGCGATGGGCACGAGCTGGAGTTCGGTTGTGGTCTTCATCGGACAAGCCCCCATTCAGCGAACTTCTCAAAGCCGCCGAGGCTCTCAATGTATTCACGGGCGATCTCCACGATCTCGGAATACGGTCTGCCGTCCACGGTGTCGTCGCCGATGGCGCAGCACAGTTCCACGGGAGCGTCGGTTTCCTGGGCTTTGAGCCATGCGTACACGTTGACGGACACGTCCGCCTTGGACAGATCCTTGCCGTGCAGGCCGCCGCCCGTAACGGAGTCGGCCATGTCGGAGCCGAGCTTGCGGTTGGTGGCGCCGGAGTCGACGTCCGTGCCGCCCGTCCAGTCGCCCAGGGGGTTGATCTCCGCGTCCGGGTATACCTCGCGCAGATGCCCCGTTTCGGCTTTGCTCTGGCAGATGATCAGCCGTTCGCCGTCCAGGATGTACTTGCCGTCGCTGCCGTAAACGCCGTAGATGAACCTGGCGATATCCGTCAGACGGTTCTGTTCCTCGGTGACGGGCATACCTTTGAAGATGCCGTTGTCGCCGCAGTGGAAACCGTCCGTCTGGTTGTCGGAGAGGTGCGCGTCCTGCGGCACTTCGACATAATTCGACAGAATGCGATTACCGGCGATGCGGTGAACGATGGCGGCGGCTTCCTCGTCCGTGACGTGGACGGCGGTCTCCGCGATGATGTGACAGACGCCGTGGCCGATCAGGACCTCCACGGCGATTTTCGGATTCTCGTCCCTGGCGTATGCCAGGTCGACAAGCGCGCCGGCGATGCGGTCGGCCACCTTGTCGGGGTGCGAGGGATTCACTTTCTCAAACATGGTTCTCATCCTTTCCTTGCCCGAAGCAAACGTTCCATGAGGTCGTCCTGGGGGGAGACCTCGCCGTAGTCCGTGGAGCAGTTGTCCTTCACGATCTGGAAGATTTCGTTCCACAGTCTCACAGCCTGGTTCATGTAGTTGATGCCGATATTGATGAAGGGAGACGGTATCGGTTTCTGCGTGGTGGGGTGCTTGGAGAGGAAGCCCATGCGGTTGGTCATCTCCTCGCATTGTATCCACCTGGCGGAACACATGGCGTACCGCTCCAGGAGCTGGGGCGAGACCTTTGACGCGCAGCCGATCTTTTTCAGCCACTCCCAGGTCTCGGTGTAGATCTCCTCGGCCTGCAGCTGACTGCCGTCGCGCTGTTCCGCCGAAAGGAAATCGTGGGGCTTCGGCATATCGACACCCTCGACTTCGGGAATGTCCAGGACTTCAAGCCGTCTGCCGCCGGGATTGCCGTTCTCGGCTTTCTCTTTGACAGCGGTTTTCTTCCTTCCCGCACCGGGTCTCGCGCCTCCGCGCCCGCCTGTGTTGTTGGATTTTGTTGGCATTTTTTCACCTCCGATGCCCGGGACCTTTAATTACCCTTTTGAAATCGCTTTTTTCGCGCTCGTGACCCCACGCCGCTGTCCGGGTAGAAAGGTCGTAGAGATTTGACCCGCCCCACGGTCACCGGTCACCGAGCTCGTGGTGGATTTTGGTGTGGCAGGACTGACATAAACTCATCAGGTTGCTCCTTGCATGGGTACCTCCTTGAGAGATCGGTTTGATGTGATGCACCTCCTCGACAGGGGTAAGTTTTCCTTCTTTCAAACACATCTCACAGAGCGGGTGCTCCGTAACATAGCGGTCGCGGATGCGCTTCCAAGCTCTGCCGTACTTACGGTTGGCATCCGGGGATCGTTCATACTTGTTGTACCGGTCGCGGTCCAGCTTCTCGTGCTCCGGGCAGAAGCGTCTTTCAGTAAGCCTTGGACAGCCGGGGTAAGCGCAGGGCTTCTTTGGACTCCTTGGCACATAATCACCTCGCTTTCCGGGCATAACAAAAGCCCTGCAGGAGAGGGCTCCCACAAGGCTTCCGTAGGTTTTACTTTGTTCATCATAATACTATCATAAGAGACAACTCTCAATCTCTCTCATTTACTCTCATGATGGCGGCAACACAGGAAAGTGCCGTATCGTGCATCCGATAAATATGCTGGATGCTGTAATGCATTTCTACCGCAATCTTCTCCCACGAGAGGAAGCACAGGTATCGCTTCTCCAGCAGGGTTTGCAGCTCGACATCCGAAACGGCACGGATTGTGGCCATGATTTCCTTTTTCAGTTCGACCAGATCCTCGACGTCGTGTTTCAGGCTTTCCTCAACCGCGATAATCTTCAAAACGGCCCGTTCTATTTTGGAGCCGCCACGATTCGGGTTTCTGGGCATGTCGCTGTAAACGACGGTGCAGGATGTGGCCAGATCATTTAAAGACTCGATCTGCTGGAGTTTGGATTTTATCCGCATATCCAGCGTCCGAGCTTGTAACAGGTATTCTTTTGCGGTCATTTCGTTTCTCCTTCCGCAGCTTTTTGATGAGGAATTCCGGATCGACTTTTGACAGGACACCGAACCAGCCGGAGCGGAAGAAACGCTCGATTTCTTGTAGTTCCCGCTCGTCGTCGGTTAGCCGGTAATCCTTGACCGCCTGTAGAATGATGGCGTTTGCCAGTTCTTCGTATGGGCTCAAAGTCGCACCTCCGAATTTGTGTTCACTCGGATTGGCGAAGATTGTCGAATATTGTCGTTAAATTTTCAGATTTGCCTTGACCGCAGCGATAAGTGATGACTGCGTTTTGTCCTTGGCCTTCAGAGCCCGGAGTATTTGCTCGTCGATGGTGCCATCCGTCACGATATGCTGGACGATCACGGTTTCCTCGGTCTGACCTTGCCTCCAGAGCCTTGCTATGGTCTGTGAATAGAGCTCCAAGGACCATGTAAGGCCGAACCAGACGATGGTGTTGCCGCCGGTCTGAAGATTGAGGCCGTGTCCGGCAGAAGCCGGGTGAATCAGGGCTACCGGGATTTCGCCGTTGTTCCATCTGCGGATACTGTCGGCTTTGTCCAGCTTGGAAAACGGGATACGCCGATCATGCAGCCGTTTCATGATCCTCTCCAGATCATGCTGGTACCAATAGGCCACCAGAAGAGGCTTACCGTTTGCCGACTCGATGATGTCCTCCAGAGCATCCAGCTTCTGCTCATGAATGGGGACCGTATTCCCGGCATCGTCGTAAATGGCACCATTGGCCATCTGGGAGAGCTTGCCGGAGAGGGCTGCGGCATTGGCAGCAGATATTTCGCCTTCGGGCAGGTCCAGAATGAACTGTTTTTTCATCTCGTCGTAGGCATCCTGCTCATCGGGGCTGAGATAGACCTTATATTCGCTGGATATGAGCTCCGGCATTTTTAGGTGGTCCGTGGATTTCATTGAAATGGTGATATCCGAGATTTTCCGGTATATGGCTTGCTCGGCACCGGGTTTCGGACGGTAGCTGTAAACAATCTGGCCGTTCATGGCGTCCGGCACGAAATACTCCTGCCGATAATAGGTGATAAACCGACCGAGTCGTTTTCCCTTGTCTATGACCTTGAACTCTGCCCACAGATCCATCAGTCCGTTGCTGGCTGGAGTGCCGGTGAGCCCAACGACACGCTTGATTCTGGGCCGCACCTGCATCAGAGCCTTGAAGCGTTTTGACTGGTGGTTTTTGAAGGAAGAAAGCTCGTCAACTACGATCATGTCGTAGTCAAACGGGAGCTTGCTTTTCTCGATGAGCCACTGGACGTTCTCACGGTTGATGATGTAGATATCGGCTTTCTTCGTCAAGGCCGCTTTTCGCTCAGCCTCGCTTCCGACCGCCACCGAATAGGTCAGGTGGTGAAGCTGGTCCCACTTTTGAAGCTCTGCGCTCCAAGTGTCACGGGCTACTCGAAGCGGAGCGATGACCAGCACCTTGTGAACCTCGAAGCTGTCGAACAGCAGGTCCGCAATAGCGGTCAGTGTGATGCTCGTTTTGCCAAGGCCCATGTCCAACAGCACGGCAGCGAAGGGATGGTCCTCGATATAGTTGATTGCATACCTCTGGTACTCATGCGGTTCGTATTTCATCAAGTATCCCTCCAATCTGCTCAGGGGCATCAAGGACATATACCTTGAAGCCCAGCCGCCGCAGTAATCCGTGTCTGGCTACCTGCAAAGGCCTCGGTTCCTTGCCCGGTGCCTTGACCTCCACGAATCCGATCTTGCCTTTGGGCAGCAGCACCAGTCGATCCGGCATCCCATCAAATCCGGGACACACCAGTTTCGGTGCAATGCCGCCGCTGCTTTTCACGGCTTTGACTAAGTGTTGTTCTATGATTTTCTCTCGCATAATGTTCCTCCATCAGGGATTAGAGTGGGTGGTGACGGCCTGTGACATGTATTTCCGTAACTTTTCTTAGGTCTTGTTTTTTTGTGCTCTAAGAATAGTTTCTGTAAAGACTGTCAAAGACCGTCACCTTTGGTTCAATCAAGGAAGTCCGACTTGAGCTGCAGGCCTAAGATCAGCCGTGCGGATTTGTTTCTTTTCCTTTCAAAACCGGCGCATTCCAGCGCAGTGTAGAAATCAGTCGTGCTGCGGATATAGTCGCCCACCTGCATGCAATAGCTGCGGTATGCGTTGTAGACCTCGCCGGATTTAGCGATCAGGCCTGATCCGACCTCACAGCACTCATCAAGGAATTGTGAGAGCCAGTCGTTATTGTCCTTGTACTTCTGGATTGCAGCTTCCACCACGGCTGGCATTACGATGTGATAATCCTTTTCGATCACACGCTTGGCACCGGTCATGATCCATTTCAGGATTGCACCGCCAGCTTTGTTAAAAAGGTAGTCGGCATAGTTCTTGATGTCAGAGGAGCCTTCAATTTTGGCGTTAAAGGGAATGACAATCAGCCTACGCCACGTTCCGGCATCAATCGCACCGACCTTCGGCAGATGGTTCGTGTAAAGCACAAGGGTGTGGCTCGGCACAAAACTGAACGGGTCCTTGTATTTTTTCTCCGCATAGATCTCGTCCGTTGAACAGAGCTGTTTGACGTTGGATGTGTTCAGACGCATGCCTTCCTCCAGTTCGGCGGCAATGATTATCCGTTTGCCTTTGGCTTCAGCCAGCTCCGGCTTTACATTCCGCTTGCATCCGACGGTCAGAGTGTCTGCGGACATGTTGCCGCTATAGGTGCCCAGCACACGGGAGAGCGTATTCCAGAAGGTGGATTTTCCGTTACGGCCTTCACCGTAAGCAATGATCAAGCCCTCGACACAGACCTTCCCGATAGCGGAAAGGCCAGCGATCTCCTGAACATAATCGATGAGCTCGTTGTCACCGCAGAAGAAGGTCTCCAAAGCGTCCTGCCAGATATCCATACCATCATCGGACGGGTCAACCGTGGTCTGCTTGGTAATGAAATCCGCAGGAGTGTGCTCATGAGCGGAAGGAAGGCCAATACGAAGGTCGTAAGTAGCTGAAGGGGTGTTGAGCAGAAATTCGTCTGCGTCAAGCTGCCGCTGGTCAATCTCAACCATCGGATATGCTTCCTTTAAGGCAGCGGTGATGTATTTGGAGTCTCTGCGCTTGATGGCATAGTTGCGGTAGGTCGTGGCGTTCTCGTACTTTTGGAAAGAACGAGCCTGTTCCGAGCTGAAAGCCA